ATGACCGAAGCATATCGGTCTTTTTTTACGAACAAAATCAACGCGAGAATGGCAGAAAGGCGTGCTGCTATGAACAAAGTAAGTTCAAATCGCTTTCGTCAGGAAATCGCAGGCGCTCTGGCGGAAGCATTTCCTGGCATAACAGTCTATGACGAAGAGATTGAGCAGGGCCTGCAAACACCATATTTCAAGGTTCAATTGCTTACAACATCCCAAGTACAAGAACTGGACAGGCGCTATCACCGTACTCATACCTTCGACATTGGCTTTTTCCCGGAAGGCCCGCAATACAACGAAGAGGCTCATGCGACCGCAGAAATACTCTATGATGCGCTAGTGGCAGTAGAGATCGATGGCGAATTATACCGGGGACTGAATATGAAGCATGAAGTTAATGATCAGACATTGCATTTCTTTGTGGATTATAACTTCTGGGTGTGGAAGCCGAAGCCGGAAACACCGAAAATGCAAACACTCGAGCAGGAGGGATTCTTAAATTATGGCTAAAAAAGAGGAAGATACCAAACAAAAGACGAACGCAGCTCGATTTACAAAGGAACAATTTGTGCAATCTGAGCAATGGCAAGGTGTTGATCGAGATATCCTTAGCATCGTACTGGAGGATAACAAGACTTATACAATCACACAAGCGACACAGTTAGTAGAACAATTTATGAGCAGAGAGGTGAAGTAAATGGGCGGCACTTGGACTACACAAAACAAAGTATTGCCTGATGTGTACATTAATTTCAAATCTGAAGCACAGGCGCTTGGTAAATTAGGAGAACGAGGGACATTGGCGGTTCCCGCTCATCTGCCTTGGGGCAAAGAAGGAATTACCACACTTGAAGCAAGCACATTTATGCAGAACTCGTTAGCTGCTATCGGTTTTCATGCGGTTGACCCACGGATCAGGCATATTGCTGCGGCACTTTCCCATGTTAATAAGGTATTGATTTATCGCCTAGGAGCAAACGGGGCAGTGAAGGCAAGCGTTGTGTCAGGCAGCTTGACCGCGACGGCTAAATACGGCGGCTCACGAGGGAATGATCTGAAGGTCTCGATCCAGTCCAACATAGATATGCTGGGCTTTTTTAATGTCATTACGTATTTGGATCAGGAGGAAGTGGATATTCAGACTGTTGAAAAAGCAGAGGATCTGGTATCCAATGACTTTGTGGACTTTAGCGGTACAGGCGAGTTGACAGACGCTGCTGTGACCTCCTTGGAGGGCGGGGCGGACGGTTCTGGCGGAGCTGGGGAATATACCGCAGCCCTTGCAGCCTTTGAGGCGGAGGAATTTGACGTGTTGGCTGTGCCTACAGAAGATAGTGTCATTAAATCACTCGCAACAGCTTATACCAAGCGTCTCCGGGACAACGAGGGGAAGAAGTTTCAGACTGTACTATGTAACTATCCTGAAGCGGATCATGAAGGAGTAATCAGCCTGAAAAACGGTGTCGTGACCGCTGACGGCTTAACGGTAGAACCGACCTCTCTGGTATGGGAGATTGCAGCCATGGAGGCAGGGGCAAGCGTAAATCAATCGTTGACTTATGCGGTGATCCCTAACGCTGTCGATGCATCTCCGAAATATACGAAGACAGAGCTTGTTCAGGCGATCAGTAACGGTGAAATGGTGCTTACTGCCGATAATGGCCAGGTACGAATTGTGCAGGATATTAATACGCTTAAGACATTTACGATGGACCGGGGTAAGCCATTTAGCAAAAACCGGATTATTCGCACCTTGGACGCCATCGCTAATGATATATCCAGAGTGTTCAAACAGCATTTCCTTGGCAAAGTATCCAATGATGCAGACGGGCGAAATCTGTTTAAAGCCGAAGCGGTCTCTTATCTCGAGAGCCTGCAGGATATGGGTGCGATCCAAAACTTTGATTCTCAAAAGGATATTGAAGTGCTGCCGGGCAAGGATGCAGATTCCATTGGAATCAATCTTTGGATTCAAGCGGTGGATAGCGTCGAAAAAATTTATATCAGTGTCACAGTACGTTAAGGGAGGGGTTCAACCATGGGAGTATTTAATGTTAAAGATGCCATTAGCGGCAAGACTGCAAGAGCTTTTGTAACCGTCAACGGACGGGTGGAGGAATTGCTCTACGGGAAGACCGGGGAGGCCACCGCCGAGAAAAACAAAGTGGATGTGCCTGTGCTCGGTAAAACGAATACGCCACAGCGTGCTGCTGGATGGAAAGGCACCGGTACGCTGACGGTCTATTATGTAACATCAATGTTTAGGGAATTGATGATCAACTATATTAAAACAGGTGAGGATTTTTGGTTTGATCTCATGATGGTCAACGAGCAGCCGGGGAGTGCTGCCGGTAAACAAACCATCATTCTCAAAAACTGCAATGTCGATAGTCTGATCCTCTCCAAATTTGATGCCACCAGCGACGATATGCTGGAGGAGGAAATTCCGTTCACGTTTGAGGATGTGGACATGCCGGATATGTTTAATACTATTCAATAAAAGAGAAAGAGGGAATAGATATGAGCTTGCAAGATTTTTTGAACGCTAACCCCATTGATGGTCTGACGGAAGAAGTGACCGTGTCCAAGCGGTTTAAGGATGCAGAGGGAAACCTGTTAAAGTTCAAGATCAAGGCCATGACCGGTCCTGATTTTGAGGAGCTTCGCAAACGTTCAACCACCATCCTTAAAAAAGGGAAGGTAGAGTTTAATGCGCAGCAGTTTAACACTACATCTGTCATCAATAATACGCTAGTACCTGACTTTAAAGATGCGGAGTCCATCAGCAAGCTTGGTTGCACCACTCCTGAGCAATACGTAAACAAAGTGCTGTTGCCCGGTGAGATTGCAACGCTTGCCGAACACATCCAACGCCTGAGCGGTTTTGATGTTGGGATGGAGGATCTGGTGGAAGAAGCAAAAAACTAATCCGGGAGGGCGACAGTGAGGCAAATTATGCTTACTATGCCCTCCACAAGTTTCATAAATGGCCCAGTGAGTTTTTAGCCCTTTCTAGAGAAGAGAGGGCTTTTGTTATGGCTTGCATTGATGAAAGGGTGGCAGCGGAAGATAAGGCGGCGAAAAAGATGAAGAGATAGTTATTTGCTTCGAAAGAAGGTGAAGTACAAAGTGGCAACAGTGCAAGCGACTCTGAATTTGATTACCAATCATCAGAAGATGATTCACATGACGCAGGTAATCAACAACAATTATATGCAAATAAATAACACATTAAATCAGGCAAATATTAATATGAACAATGGCGTAAAGCAAACGGAGTCCTTAGCTAAAATGCTCGTTGGTGTTATAGCCAAAGGTGTGAAGCTTGCCCAACAACTAGGGGGAGTGATCGGTGGGGCCATGGCGGTGTCCGATGAGATGGCTGCTACCCACGCCCGTTTAGCTTTTGTTAATGATGGTTTACGCACCCAGGCACAGTTACAACAACAGGTTTTAGATATAGCTAACAGAACAAGGACAAGTTATAGTGCAACATCCGGGTTAGTTACCAAGCTTGGAGTAGGCACGCAAGGTTTATTCAAGAACAACGATGATTTGCTTGATTTCACGGATAAATTTAATAAATCCCTCGTGATTAGTGGAGTTTCGGCAGCAGATGCTGAAAGTGCTATGCAACGTATGTCTCAAGCGTTGGGAGATGGGGTTGTGCAAGGCGATGAACTCCGCCAGCTTTTGGATACCGCTCCGGGCATGATTCAGATTCTATCAGGTGGGTTGGGAGTTTCCGGCGGACAATTGATGCAAATGGCAGCTAACGATGAACTTACAGCCGATCAATTCGTTATGGCTTTCCAGAATCAATCGGGACAGATTGACAAGATGTTTGAGGAAATGCCAGTGACCTTCGGTGGTGCGATGACTGTTCTCGACAATATCATTAAGGGCTGGATCGGGAGCTTAGGGGAAGCCGGAGGCCCATTAACAAGAATTACCGAACTGGTAGTTCTGTTAACCACTTACTTGCAGTCTGATGCCGTGGCAAATTTTCTGGATGGATTAGCAGTGGGCATATCCGAGGCAGTATCGTGGATGATTCAACTAGTCGAATATGCAGCTCAAGTCTTTAGCTTCTTTTATGAAAATTGGTCCCTTCTCGGTCCGATAGTATGGGGGTTGGCGGCTGCGATCGCGGGGGTAACGTTAGCGATAAAGGCGGCAGCCATAGCCCAAGCGATATGGGATGCTATTATGGGAGCTAATCCCATCGTTTTAATCATAACCTTGATTGTATCCTTAATTTTGATCCTCTATAAACTGTGGACAACCAACGACGATTTTGCAGCTGGTGTTATGCGGGTATGGAACGCTATTCTTAATTTCTTTGATCTGTTTCCGGCGTATTTCTGGCAGTTGGTTGAATGGATGATGGTTCCTTTTAAGGTTTGGGCGCAAACGATCGGGAAATTGTTTGACCATGTAATCAATAACATCATCAATGGTATAAATGTCGTATTAGGCCTGATAAATAGTGTTACTGGGTCAACGTTTGCGTTACAAGGGAAGTTTAGCATGGAGGATTTAGCTGACGAGATCGCTGATTTCGCCGGCGCTAAAAAAGATGAAGCCTATGCGAGAGCAGCGAAAAAGGCACAGGAACGAGAACAAAAGGTGTTGGATATGCTGGCGGACAGGGCTGCAAATAGAGCAAAACAACAAACAGATCAAGAAGCGCAGGGGGGACCCGGTGGATCGGACAGTTCCTTATTCAATCAAACCGGTATGCTTTCATCAACCAATAACACTATTGACAAGGTGAATCAGGTGGGGAGTGTTGGAAAAATTGAAGACAAGGTGGATATCAGTAGTGAAGACCTCAAAACGATGCGTGAGCTGGCAGAAATGAAGTCCATCCAAAACTTTGTAACGCTAACACCTACCGTATCCGTCAGTACTGGGGATATTAACAATGGAGCAGATTTGGATTCGATCATATCGCAAATTGCAGTTACATTGGAGGAAGAAATAGCATCAAGTGCATCGAGAATATACGCTTAAATGAAAGATAGAAGGGGGGATATCCGTGGATAAATACAGTCTCACCCTGTCATTCAACAATGGAGCCGAAGCCATAGAATTCCCGGTGCTTCCGGGTAAAATTGAGGTTCAATCCAGCGGGGATAGTAAGACATACGATATATCTATGTTAGGCGAAATTAATGTCATCAAGAATATGAAGCTGAAGGAAATTGCATTTGAAAGCTTCTTCCCGGCGAGTTGGTTTCCAGGAGTCAATGTAGAACGCAGAGCGATGTTCAAGCCGGCTTATTACATTGATGAAATCCAAAAATGGCAAGGAAAAAAACGCCCGGTCCGGTTGGTGCTCACCGGTTCGAATTTAAATATTAATATGGCAGTGAGCATTGAAAAGTTTAGCTGGAGTGAAGAGGCCGGCACTGTTGGGGACATACACTACCAAATCGCGTTTAAAGAATATCGTTTCTACGCCGCGAAGAAGGTCAAATTTATACAGGATGCAACAGGCAAAGAAACGGCAATATCTGATAACCAGTCAGCGTCGCGCGCAGATGCACGGGTACAGCCTGAGACTTATACCCTTGTTGCTGGGGACAACCTTTGGAAAGTGGCTAAACAATTTCTGGGTGATGGTAGTAAATATAAGCAAATACAAACGCTGAATGGGATCAAAGACAGTGAATTAAAACGGCTGCCCATTGGTAAAGTTATTAAGCTGCCATAGGAGGGGTAACATGCTGCAAGTGATCACGGACGATAAACAAGGCGGTATGTATGATATATCGGAGCTTATTACGGATGCAACCTGGAAAACATCCAGGATCGGCAAGCCGGGAAGTCTGGATTTTACGATGCTGCAAGATCGTAATTATATGATTCAAAACGGGGATATCGTTGCTGTGAAGTACGAGGATAAGCCCCTTTTTTATGGCTATGTATTTTCAATCGGACGAAGCCAAGAAGATACGCTCAAGATCAAGGCGTATGATCAGATTCGATACTTAACTGCTACAGATACCTACGTATTTAAAAATAAGACGGCAGCAGCGATTATCAAGCAGATTGCCAACGACTTCGAGTTGAAGTGGGGCCATATCGCAGATACCAAATATGCAATTCCCAATTTGATCGAGGATGGTCAGAAGCTGATTGATATCATTGACAAAGCTTTAGCACTCACAACGGTCAACACGGGAAGCATCTATGTGTTTTACGACGACTACGGTAATCTGGCGTTGCAGAATGTAAAGGATATGAAGCTGGATATAGCGATCGGGGACGAAAGTTTGATGACCGGGTTCAGCTTTGAAAAGAGCATCGACAGCGAAACGTATAACCAGATCAAGCTGGTACGTGACAACAAAGACACCAAGAAGCGGGATGTGCATATCGCCCAGGATAGCGCCAATATGGCTAAATGGGGGAGGCTACAGTACTACGAAAAAGTTGACGAGAACATGAATGACGCTCAAATTCGTCAGCTTCTCGACCAGTTGGTCAAGCTTAAAAACCGCGAGACCAAAAGCTTGAAGGTGGATGCGCTTGGGGATCCGTCCGTTCGCGCTGGCTGTTATATCCATGTAGAAATCGGGGAATTGGCGATCAACCAGCTTTACTTGGTGGAGGAATGCTCCCACCGTTTCAGCGGCGAAGAATACACATTGCAAATTGAATTGAAGGTGATCTAATGAGTCTGGCCAATGCGATAAAGCAAATCACCATGAATCTGAATGAAGCAGAGCATCCTGTAGCGGTTATGTTTGGCACAGTGACCAAAGAACAGCCCCTGGAAATCCTCGTCGATCAGCGTTTATTGCTGGATGAGGATTTTTTTGTTCTGACCGAGCAGCTAACCAGGTATGAAATTGATCTGAAACATAGTCATCACATCAATGGTGGTTCAACCCAGGATGCGTTAACAGAAAAGATCGTTATTCGCGAGGGCCTAAAGGCGGGTGATGGTGTTTTGCTGTTAAGAATGCAGGGGGGACAACAATATGTGGTGCTGGATAAGGTGGTGAGATCATGATCCCGTTGGGCGGCAATTTAATGACAGCTGAGGCGGCCCTGGAAACAAGCCGAACATATGGCATAGATTTTCATAGAGGCCGGTGCACGGGCATGATTGACGGTTTGGATGCGGTCAGGCAAGCCGTGTATAAAATACTCCAAACCGACCGGTTCGCGCACCTTATCTATGATGCGAATTACGGCAGCGAGTTAACAGGATTGCAGGGGCGAAGTCAGGGGTATGTGCGATCAGAAATAGATCGTCTTATAAAGGAAGCACTATTGGCGGACAACCGTATATCTGGAGTGGAGAACATGCAAATCACAATCACCGGGGATGTAGCGCTAGTCACGTTTACGGTAGTTTCTATCTTCGGGGATTTTAAAAGCGAGGTGACAATAAATGTATGAACACCAAACCTATGAACATATTTTGCAAAGGATGCTAGACAAGGTATCCCATCATGTCGATAAACGCCAGGGATCCATCATTTACGATGCTCTGGCTCCTGCTGCTGCGGAGCTGGCCCAGATGTACATGGAGCTGGACATAAACAACAATCTTGCATACGCCGATACGGCCACAGCAGAGTATTTGGAACGGCGCACAGCCGAGTTCGGGATTCACCGTGAACCAGCAACGAAAGCAAGGCGGAAAGCTTTGTTCTATGGCTCCAATAACGTACCTATTGATGTGCCAGCAGGTTCCAGGTTTTCGATCAACGATCTTGATTATGCTGCAGTCAGCAGGATCGGTACAGGCGAGTGGGTTGTAGAATGTGAAACGCCGGGGGTGATCGGCAATCAGGAGTACGGGGGAATGCTTCCCATCCATTATGTTGCAGGCCTGGTTCGCGCTGAACTGACGGATGTACTCGTACCGGGCGAGGATGCAGAAAGTGATGAAGCTTTGCGGAAGCGTTACATGGATGCGATTAACGAGCAGCCTTTTGGCGGCAACATCGCGGATTACAAGAAAAAGATTAACGAAATTTCCGGTGTAGGCGGCGTTAAAGTATTTCCGGTATGGAATGGCGGAGGGACGGTGAAGGCGACAATTCTCGCAGCCGATTTCAGCCAGCCGTCTCAAACGCTGATCGACGAGGTTCAAACACGGATTGATCCAGAACAAAATCAAGGCCAGGGCATGGGACTGGCGCCGATTGGTCATGAGGTGACGATCACGGGGGCCGAGGCGTGCGTAATGGATGTTGCAGCGTTATTGACGCTAGCTCCTGAAGCAGTTTTGGGACAAGTACAAAGTGATGTTGAAGATGCGATAAGCGCTTATCTGTTATCCCTCCGTCAAGCCTGGTCCAATGAGCCAGCTCTGATCGTTCGCTTGGCGCATATCGAATCTCGCATTTTAACTGTGCAGGGTGTAGTAGATGTGACCCATACGATGCTGAATGGAGCGGCAGCGAATGTCGTATTGACAGCTGAACAGATTCCAGTCATGGGGACGGTGACGCTGAGTGAATAGGTTCATGCAGTATCTCCCGGACATATACCATGATGTCGTGGATTTTGTGGAATTGACAGAGACGGAGTCGCAGGAATGGATCAGTGTTGAGCAGGCTATTAACCAATTACTAGATGATCAATTCGTAGTTAGTGCTTCGATGCAGGCGATTAAACGACGGGAAAAGATTCTAGGCATACAGGCCGACCCGGCGACGGAAACGCTAGAGTTCAGACGAAAGCGGCTGATCAATCGGTATTCTACGAAACCGCCGTTTACTGTCCGGTATTTGCAGCGCCAGCTCGATTTTTTGGTGGGGGCCGGACTAACGATTGTCAGTGTCGATCCGCAAGCCTTCATGTTAACCGTCACAACCAATCTTGATGATGCAGCCATATTCAAGGAGGTCGAACATACGGTTAAGGTGTTAAAGCCAGCGAATATGATCTATCAGCAGCAGACCAGCTTAGGGGATGTCATCGGCTTGGAAGAGAGGATAACTGGCAGGGAAATCGATTGGAACTATAGATTAGGCGAGTGGAAGCTGGGAGCAAAACCATTTGCCGACTTCGGCCCGGAGGTGGTGATTAAGTGATGGTCAGCTCTTTTTTGAGTGATGTGGCTCGATTTGTTGATGCGAATATTTCGAAGGTCGTGTTGAATGATATCGTCGAGATTACGAGCTTTAGTGTAAAGGAAGTAACCGGTTCAACTGTGGGAATGCAGTATATCGTCCCAGCCGCCGATGTGTCGCTAGTTACGAAAATTGAGCTTAAGGATGCGAATAACAACATTAAAACAACCAATAGCGTTTATGTACCGATCACGACAGATACTCTTCTGCTGCATACGGTACAAGTTAAGGAGGTATAGGGATGGCAAAGACAGACTGGAGCTTGAACGACACGGTTCAGCCGCAGGATATGAATGCGATCGGGGAAGAGATCAATCAACTGCGAGAAGATGTGGATCATATCGAAATCCCTCCGGCATCAGTAACGGAGGCGGGGATTGTGAAGCTCTCCAGTGCTACGAACAGCACTAGCGAGACTTTGGCAGCAACACCACGGGCAGTAAAGTCAGCGTATGATGCGGCCACAGCAGCGCAAACTACGGCGAATGCGGCTAATACAGCAGCGGCAGCAGCGCAAGCGAGGGCTGATTCGGCTTTTCAGCTTGGCAATGAGCGGAAAGCGGAAGTGGTTGCCGCGCTTGTTGCCAAAGGGATTTCGGCATCCACGAGCGAGAGTTGGAATTCGTTGATTGAGAAGATGGCAGGGATTATTAAGGCGACTGGGAATGCTACAGCGGCGGATGTGTTAAGCGGAAAGACGTTTAGTAACGCTAGCGGGAATAACCTGACCGGTACGATGCCGAACCAGGGCACAGGTGGTATTATAACGCCGGGGACGACGAATCAGACAAAAGCGGCGGGGTACTACAGTAGTCCGATAACTGTTCAAGGTGATGCAAAACTACTGCCAGCGAATTTGCCTAAAGATGTAACGCTGTTTGGTGTCACTGGGGTTCTAGAACGTATGACTACAACTGAGAAGACGGCTATTGCGAGAGCTATAACAAATAAAGGCGTGCTAGCTTCGATATCTGACACAAACACTGTGCTGGCGGGGAAAATAGATCAGATTGTTACAGGTATGAAGAGTGCTTCTGGTTCGTTAGAATTTTCAGGGAAGATAGATCAACGAACTATATCTAATCTAGATTTTACACCTCAATTGGCAGTAATTAGGGTTCAGCTTTATAGAGATAGTCGAGAAGGTGGCGATACAAACGGTTTTCAGCTATATGTATATTTTGTTGTCTCAAGAACATCTAGTAGTTACCGGTTTAATGGTAGGGTTAGTAGCCCTATATATGGAAGCCATGATGTGAGTGCTAGTTTAGGGGCAACATTTGGCGTAAACAATGTGATCGTAAGATTTGATGGGGAAAATGTGTATCCTTACCAAACTATGACTTATACAATTTACGGTTAG